CTTCTGGTACTGTAAGAGTTGTGGCTTTACAAAGTCTTGATGTAAATGTCAGACACGCGGTATCTTTCTGTACAGCTAGTTAATGACACTAACAACTGAAAAAGCGGTAGGCATTTTGTCTACCGCCTTTTCTAAAAAAGGTGATGAAATGAAAAAATATTTAATACTGTCAGATACTTTAGCTGACAATAAAAAAGTTAAAGCAGGTGATATAGTAGAACTTTCTGATGATGAAGGTGCTATTCTTGTTGGTTATAAAAAAGCTGAATTATCAACTGTCAAAGAAACAAAAAAGAAAACTGACAGAAGTGTTGGTTTAGAAAAATCTGAAACTCCTTCTCCTAAAAAAAGAAGTAAGTAATGGCAATTGAAAGTGCAGCAGATTTTAATGCTTACCTTGATTCAACAACAGGGTTTGGCGTAACTGCTGTATTCAATGAAGTACAAAATTCTTTTTGGGATACTCGTGTTGGCTTTATTGATACATGGTTTGATATTGATTCGGGAGATTCAATTAACATTGACATTATAATTGACCAAGAATATTTTGATATACAAGGAGATTCTATTGCTGTTGCTGGTTATCAACCAAGAGCCTTAGTCAAAGCAACTGATGTACCTTATATATCGCATGATGATATTTTGACAGTCAATGCAATAACAACCAACAAAGGTTCAGTCTTGAAACCTGAAACAATATTCAAAGTAAAAAACGTACAGCCTGATAACACAGGTTTTGTAGAATTAATTTTAGAGAAACAATAAATGTCAATCTATCAAATGGAAACAGAAGAAGACATGGCAGGTTACTTTGATAGTGTTGCAGGACATGGCGTATCTGCTGTTTTTACAAACAGTTCAAGTCAACAATCAACAATAAATATAATAATCAATAACGAATATTTTGAAACTGATTTTGGTACAGGCACAGAAGGCACAAAACCTGTAGCCTATTGTCGTACAGTTGATGCACCTAATGCAGTATTCGGTAACACTTTAGCTGTAAGTGCAATCAAAGATACCGATGGCAATACTATAGTTGCTGCAAAAAATTATACAATTGTAAATGTACAAGCAGATAGAACAGGTTTCAGTAGCTTTATGTTAGAGGAAATATAGTGGCAAATCATTTAAGACAACAAATAAGAGAACAGATTGGCACTACTCTTACAGGTTTAACAACAACAGGAAGTAATGTATTTCAAAGTAGGGTTTATCAATTAGAAGATAGTAATCTACCTGCTTTATTAATTTACACAAAGTCAGAAGAATCTGAACCTGTTGTGATTGGTAGTAATAGATTGTTAGAAAGAAATCTTACAGTGGCAGTAGAATGTTATGTAAAAGCAACTACCAATTTTGATGATTCAGTTGATACAATATGCAAAGAAGTAGAAGCTGCAATAGCAGCAGACACTACTATAAATGGTTTGGCAAAAGATGCTTTTCTTGAGTCAACTGAAATAGAATTTAACGCTGAAGGTGAAAAGCCTGTAGGTTTTGCAACACTCAGCTTTAATATTAACTATTATTGTCAGGAACAAAATCCTGACGTAGCGAGGTAGATATGAAATTATTTAGTCCAGATGGCAAAACTTCAATAGATGCTCATCCTTCAAAAGTTGAAAGTCTGTTAAAGAAAGGTTGGAAAGAAGAAGCAACCATTAAATCTTCTTCTAAAAAAGAGGTAAAAGAAAATGGCGGTACATAAAGGAAGCGAAGGCGTAATCAAAGTCGGTGCTAATACTGTTGCTGAAGTAAGGTCTTACTCTTTAGAAGAAAGTGCTGATGTTGTAGAAAAAACTGCAATGGGCGATTCTTCTAGAAGTTACTTATCTACACTTACACAATTTACAGCATCTGTAGACGTATTTTTTGATGAAACTGACACTGCACAAACTGCACTATCTGTAGGCTCAACTGTTACTTTAGAAGTTTACCCTGAAGGTACTTCAACAGGTGATACTTACTATAATGGTTCTGCAATTGTAACTGGCTTTACTAGGTCAGCAGCTTTTGACGGATTAGTTGAGGCTAGTGTTACTTTACAAGGTTCAGGTGGCTTAACAACTTCAACAGCGTAATATGAAACTGATTGATAAAGCAAAAGCACATTTTGATTCTTTAGAAATTAAAGAAATTAAAATACCAGAATGGACTGATGATGGCGAAGAAACACTTACAATTTACACTAAGCCATTAACACTTGCAGAAATGTCTAAGTTGCAAAAATATGCACAAGACGATGATGTTGCGTTAATGGCTTATTGTTTAATTTATAAAGCGTTAGATGCAGAAGGTAATAAACTTTTTGACGTAGGTGATAAAAATACCTTGATGAATCGTGTAGATAAAGATGTTTTAGCAAGAGTAGCTACAGAAATAATGTCTACACCTACTGTTGAGGAACAAGAAAAAAAGTAAAAACAGATAAAGACTTATATGCTAGATACTATCTAGCAGAACTGTTAAAAATGACAGTTAAAGATTTAGAAGAAAAAATGTCTTTATCTGAATTTACAGGTTGGTTAGCTTACTTAGAAGAAAAAAATAGGCAAATTAATAATGGCAGAAACTAAATATAATGTTGTTCTCAAAGCAAAAGATAAAACTGCTAGAGAATTTCAAAAGTTAAATAGAAATATTGACAATACGCAAAAAGCTATGAAAAAAATAGCTGGTGCGTTTGCTGGTGCTTTTGCTGTAAGACAATTAGTTCAATTCGGAGATGAAGCCTTAAAAATTGCAGACAGTTTAGGTAAAACTGCTGATGCTGTTGATGTTAGCGTAGAATTTTTACAGAAGTATCAATTTGCAGCACAACAAGCAGGGGTTGAAACAGATAAATTTAATAAAGCCTTAAAGTTTTTCTCTAAAGGTATAGGTGAAGCAACGCAAGGCAAGGGATTAGCAAAAGAAGCATTTGAAGATTTAGGTATTTCAATTTTTGATGCAAGTGGAAAAACTAAAAAATCAGAAAAGCTATTTTTAGAATTTTTTACTGCTTTAGAAAAAGTAGGCTCATCTGCTAGTAAATCAGCTTTACTTGCAGGTGCTTTTGGTGCAAAAGTTGGTGGTGATATGGCAGTGCTTGTCAAAGATGGTGCTGATGCTATGAACGCTTTAGCAGAATCTGCAACAGGTGTTTTAGATGAAGAAACAATAAGACGAGCAGAAAGATTTAACGACACAATGAATATATTGAAAAGAAGTATATTAGCACCAATACAAACTTTATTTATTAATGCAGCTAATTCTGTTCTTCTGTTCATGGATGCAATTGGTTTGATTGATGTGCCTAAAACAATGGGTGAATTACAACAAGAACTTATAAAAGCTACAGAGTTGCAAGAAAAATTTAATGAAGCGAATAAAAAACAAATAAGTAGGCAAGGTCTTAAAGACCAAACAGAGGCAATAACTTTAATTAAAAAAGAAATAGCTGCTTTAAAACAATTAGAAAAAACTCAAAATGCTGTAAGCATTGCCATCAAAGAGGCAAGAAGTCAAACAAAAGCAATGAACGCTATATCTACAACTCTAAGTAACTCTTTCACAAACTTTTTTGATGTAACAAAAAAAGGATTTTTAGATTTTGGTAATTTAGCTCAACAAGTTTTGAAATCAGTTGTTTCAGAAATGATTAAAATGTTTATTGTAAAAAAATTACTAAGTGGTGTTGGCACTGCTTTAGGAACAAAATTTGGTGATGATAATATTTTTGCACAAGTATTTACAAAAGCATCGGAAAATTTTCAAGGCGGTGGTTTTACAGGCATGGGAACAAGAACAGGCGGTGTAGATGGTAGAGGTGGTTTTCCTGCAATATTACACCCTAATGAAACTGTAATAGACCATACAAAAGAACAAGGCATGGGTGCAACTGTAAACTTTAATATCACCACAGTTGATGCTGCAAGTTTTGATGCTTTGTTAGCATCAAGAAAAGGTTTGATTACATCTATAATCAATAATGCTATGAATACAAAAGGCAAGATGGGTGTAGTTTAATGTCAGGTTCTTTTCCTACAAGTCCAAAATTTAGAACTCTTAATTTTCAAGACAATAGACCTGTCTTAGTGAATCAAACTTTATCTGGTAAAAAAACAGCAAGACAAATAGGTGGTCAATTTTTTTCTTTTACTGTAGCTATGCCACCAATGACACAAGTAGAAGCACAAAGTATTTTTGCTTTTTTACAAAAACAAAAAGGTGGCTTTGAAAACTTTACAATACAATATCCTACAGACAATTTAGGCTCTAATAGAACACAAACAGATATATTGGTTGCAGGTGCACATAGTGCATCGGATGCTTCAATAACCTTAGATGGTTTTGATGCAAATACCGCAGGTGTTCTTAAAGCAGGTGACCTAATAAAATTTGCAAATCATTCTAAAGTTTATATGGTGCAAAGCGATATTGATTCAGATAGTTCTGGTGATTGTACTGTTTTAATCTCACCTAGTTTAGTTACGACATTAGCGGATAATGAAGCGGTTACAGTTAATAAACCTTCATTGACTGTTTATCTTTCTAGCAACGAGATTATGTTTACAACAGATACATCAGGTTTGTACAACATTAGTTTTGAAGTTAGAGAGGTAGTAACCTAATGCCTAGAACTTTATCTACTGCACTACAAACAGAAGTTGCTAATGAATCTACTAAGATTGCATTTTTAGTAAAATTAAATTTATCTACTGTCTACAGACTTACTGATTTCTATACTGATGTAACTTACAACTCAGAAAATTATGAAGCAGGTGGTTCTTTTTTAAGAGTAGACAGTGTTCAAGAAACAGGTGATTTAGAGGTAAATGAGTTAAATGTATCTTTTTCAAATGTAAGCGATGAAGTAAGAACCTTAGTGCAAAGCGGTGCATTTACAGATAAAGAGGTAGAAATATATATTGGTTATTTCAATACATCTGATGCTTTAGTAGGTGCAATAAATTATTTTACAGGTCTAATAAGAAGTGTAGCGATACAAGAAAATAATACCGATAGCGTTTTATCAATTACTGTAGCTTCTCAATGGGCAAACTGGTCTTTGAAAAAAGGCAGATATTATACCAGCGAATCACAACAAGAATTTTCTACTGGTGACATTGGCTTAGAATATGCAACTGAAGTAAAAAAAGATATTGCATGGGGTAAAAACTAATGTCTTTTTTTGACAAAGCTTTAGATTTAACTGCATTTGCATTGGGTATAGCAGCTTTTTTTACACCTGTTGGTGGTCCTGTTTTTATAGCAGCAGTAGTTTTAACATTAGCATCTGGTGTTAATAACTATCTAAATGCAAAAGAACTAGCAAAAAATTTACAATCTAAAACAGAAGGCATACTTGCAAATAAATTGACAGCAGGTGGCAAGATACCTGTCATTTATGGTGCTAGAAGAGTAGGTGCACAAATCGTATATATGGACACTGCTGCAAATCAAAACAAAGATTTATTCGTGGTTTATGCTTTAGGCGTAGGAGAAATAGAAAGTATAGATAAAGATTCTATTATGATTGATGGTACTTTGATTACCGATTCAAATAGATTTAAAGATGGTTACTATATTGGCTCAGATAAAATAAATTCTGGTGCAGGTAGTTTAAATACCGCAAACAATACAGGCAATATTACAACTGTTACAGGCAATGGTTCTGACCCAACAGATGTATATAGAATGGTATTTAATTTTCATCATGGTGCAGCTACGCAGACTGCTGACCCAATGTTGATTGCATCTACAAGTGGTAAATGGACAAGCAATCATAAATTAAATGGTATTGCT